GGTTCGCTGGGCCTCATCCAGATCAACGGGTTCTGGTGCCTGCCGTCACAGTATTGGCCGGAGGGCTGGCTTCAGACTCACGGCATCCTTGATGAGTGCGATGAGTTGTTCGACCCGGAAACGAACCTGCGCGCCGCGCTGGCGATCTGGGAGAACTCCGGTTGGGGACCGTGGAATCTCTAACGGTCGCCGAGGTCTGACTGGTTATCAGCCTTACACCGTGAGCACTTGATGAGCCACGGTGCGGTGACGATCTCAGCGAGGAGGCGTGAGCAGTTCGCGCACCGAACCTTGTGGCGGGTCTTGCGCTTTGACTCGGGCTTCGACCGAATCTCCGCGTACGGGTCCGGCGGGATACTCATGTCGCTTTCTGTACCCGGAAGTTCTGCGCGAAGATGACACGGTCCGCGGAGTCACGTTCGAGCGGGAACGGTGACTGGATCGCGGCGACACGGTGATAGCGGGTCGCGGTCAGCGTCTCGTTCAGGATGCCTTCGAGCGCGGTCCACACCGACAGCGCGAGCGTGTTCGCTGAGGAGTAGCCGGGTGCGCGGACGTTCACCTGAATCCTCGGTTGCTCGACCGGCGGCATTGCGTCGCCGCCCATCGTCGACACCGGAGTCTCACCGCCGTACTCGTACAGCGCGACGCAGGTGTCCGGCGTGTCGGGGAGCCGCCCGAGGAACAGGTTCGTCCCGAGCGTCAGCGAACCGACCTGCGCGGCGACGTAGGTGCCGAGGTCGTCGAGCATTGCCATCAGCCAGTCCCCCTCGCCGCGATCACGTTGTAATGAGCGCGGATACGGTTCACGAGTTCCTGCGGGTACTTCGCCGTCTCAGCGAGGAACGGGAACTCCAGATACTTCGGTGAACCGCCCGGCGTGCCGGGTGCGGTTGGCCCGGTTCCTTTACGACCTGCGCTCTTGTTCCCGTCGCGTGCCGGGTGGAACAGGTCGAGTCTCTCATGCTGATACAGGGCGTACGGGGTGCCATACCTGATCTCGACTTCGGGGCTGGCGGTGCCGATGCCGCGTGTCTCGTAGGACATCGAACCTTTCAGGTCGCTGAGGTCGTCCGGAACCAACTCTTGCGAGGCGTCACCGATCTGGTTCGCGGCATCCCAAAGAGCGCGTCCCAGCGCGTACTGGACTGCTTCGCGGTTCGCTTCAAGCGCGTCAGCCAACTCCCGCAACCCGGTCACCCTGATCTCTGTGCCGCCCTTAGCCATCAGCCATCCCCTAACGACACGACGACGAACTGTTTCCCGTGCTCATCCCACCGTTCGTCGATCTCAATGATCGGACGAATCGACCCGTCAGGGAACTCGATCTCGTCACTCAACCCGAGCGACAGCGTTGACGACGGAATGTACGCCTTGTATTCGATGACCTTCTCGTTACGTTCGAGGTCGGCGTTCTCGGTGGTGACCTTCTCGATGTACGCGGCGTACGACGTCGCGGCACCCGAATACTGGGCCTCGCCGTAGTTGTTCAGCGACGACAAGACACGGATGTTCACCGACCGTGTCGTGAGCGGCTTCAGCGCCGTCAAGAACGCCGTCGACGCAGGCACCGTCAGTCCGCTCCCGGACCGAAGTACTGGACGCCGCGAATCGTCTGCGACCGTCCGCCGTCACGCACGTTCTCGAACTGGCCGGACGAGAACCAACCGCGGAAGATGTCGGAGTTCTCCTCGTCGATCTCCTTGTCCGAGATCGTGATGCCGCCCGCGTACGGAATCGGGACACCGCCCTCGCGACCGGAGAGTTCCTTCAGCGACGACGCCTGCTCGCGGTACGCCTTCGCTCGCTGACTCATCGAGACCGACAGGTCACCGATCTGCTTGTCGGCTTCGCGTGCGAGTTTCGACGCGATCGTCAGACAGCACCGGTAGGCGGCGTCGTACAGCGCGGGCGTGCCGGTAGACGTCCCCGATGCTTCGGTGTTGACCCATGCGATCTCTTCATCGGAGAGCAACTGGTCGGTCGTGTCGGTGTCACCGATCAAGAACCGGATCGCGTCACGAGCGTTCGCGGCAGGGTCACCGGCGTAGGTCCAAGTCACGAGATGCTCCCGTCATACGACACGACCTCAGAGCCGGATAGCCCGACTCCTGCGGCGGTGTTCTCCCACCGCGAGTTCCCGGCATCCCAGTAGAGACGGTCACCGTCCTGAAGGTTCGACAGGTAGACATCCTCGGTCTCGGTGAGTTCCGCGCCCCATGTCGGACGAACGACGAGCGTGCCGTTCGACTTCGAGTTGACCGCGAGCGCGACCGTGACGATGTTGTTGGGCGCGGACGGCGCGGTCGCAGTCAACGCGCCTGCCGTCGTCGACGACGCGAACAGGATGTCGCCCGCCGAGTAGCCGCTCGTGTCGACGCTCATCAGTTTGCCGAAGTGGAGGACATGGAAGAAGTCGCCGACCTCGGCATCCTTCGCGGCGAGTCCGAGGATGCGCTTCGAGTCATAGGTGCCGTCAGCGGTGAACGGACGGACGAGGATGTGACCGGACGCGCCTTCGGTGCCGTACGCGTAGACCACCTGCCCGCGTGTCACAGCGGCGTCTGCCTTGACGTAGTAGTAGACCTCCTGCCCGATGTGCGCCTCGACAGGGACGTTCGACCCGTTCGACAGGTACAAGTGGACGGTCTCATAGGTTTCGTCCCACGCCATCTGGCCGACGTCGGAGATCGGCTCATTGTTGGCGACGTCCATTCTGATCTTGCGAGTCTCTAACTCGCCGACCAGCCCGATGTCCTTAGTGATGCGGTTGCCTTGTGCCATCTATCTGTCTCCGAGAATGACGAAGGTCGGGACCGGGACCGTGGTGGACCCGATCCCGACCTCAGCCGGTAGTTCAGTTGCTAGGTCAGGCGACCGCGTTGCTGAAGAAGTAGCCGAGCGGCGAACCGACGACCTTGAAGTCCCACGCGGACTCGATCTCCAGACGATCCGAACGGAGGTGATCCATCCGGAAGCGGCTGACCGCGGTGCTCGTGCCGAGACCGCCACCAACGCCGGTCCACACGAAGTTGTAACCGGCGGACGCGGTCATCAGACCAGCCTGCGGAGCGACGTAGCAGAGGAGCGCATCCTTGTCGCCGATCTGCGCGTACGACGCGGTCGCACCCTCAGCGGCGGAGTTGTAGACGCCCTTCATCACGAGGACACGGTCGACTTCGAGCAGGCGAGCCATCAACTCCGGCCCGATGCTGTCGGCGCTCGTGTACTTGAAGCGGTCGACGAAGTCGGCGTGGTTCTTCAGGATGCTGTAGGTGTTGTACGACAGCACGAGGGTGTTGGCGAGGTAGCCGGTGTCGGAGAGAATCGTGTTCTTTCCGGCCTCGATGTCGCCGATCGGGTCCGACCCGGACGCCGACCACAAGGTCGACGGGGTGGAGTCGGTGTCCCACACGCCGGTGGTGAAGAAGTTGGACGCCCAGTCGCGCTCCTGACGGATCATCATCTGGTGCGTGAGGAACCGAGTGGCGTCCATGTCGGGATCGAGCGGGGCGTCGCTGTTCGCGCGAACCTGATCGCCGATGTCCTTGTGGAGCGCCCACACCGCCGACGAGTACGTCGCGGTGGAGAGGCCGTAGCCGGAACCGGCGGACTCGGTGCCGTCGGCGCGGGTCTTGGCCTGATCGCGATAGAAGTCAGCCTGCGTGTAGGTGAAGTACTTGTCCGACTGCTTCTGGACGTTGACGGTGGGGAACACTCGCGAAGCGACGAACGAGTCCATCTCGTTCATGTACGCGATGCTCATGTTCGTCAGGATCGCGTCAACATGGACCTGACTCTGAGTGGGCTGGGGCATTGTTCTGTCCTCTTTCTTGGGTCAGGCTCAGGCGGCGCGGCCAGCGGTCGCGTTGATGAAGGCTTCGACGGTGTTACCAGCGGCGGCGGCGTTCACCGCGATGCCCATCGTGTACACGGTCGTCTCGGTCCCGACGGTGAGCGGCTGGGCCTGCCCGTCGGCGGAGGTGCCGATGACATCCCCGGCGGCGAGCGTCGCGTCAGCAACGACCTTCGAGATACCGAACAGGCAGACCTCGGCGGCTTGGCCGGAGGTCGGAGCGTTCTGGAGAACGCCGATCGGGACGTCGGTGACGGCGGCGCACACCGTCACGGTGTTGTTGCCCGACATCTTGACGAAGTGGTACTGCTTGGCCGACAGGTCCGCCGAAGCGGTGAACTGGCCGACCTTGATCTGTGCGGCTTCGTAGGCCATGACTCAGAGTCCCTTCTCGATGAGGTAGGTGTTGTAGAGGTCCTTGTCGCGGGTTGCGACGAGGCTGACAGCCTTCGCGAACGACGGAGCCTCGCCAGCGGCGACGAGGTCGTTAGCGAGCGACTCGATCTTGCCCCACGCATCGTGGGTCTCCTCGGCGGCGTCAGCACCGAGTTCCTTCAGGACACCGGCCTCGGCGAGCGCACGGGCGGAAGCCTTGAGGACCGACTCGATCTTCTCAGCGGCCTCGGGCGCGTTCTTGCGGAGGTCGACGAGCAGAGCGCCGAACTCATTGACGTCCACTTCGGGCAGGATCGCGAACTCGCCAGCGGTCTCAACCGCCTTCGCGAGATCGGCCTCAGCCTCGATGCGCTCCTTCTCGGCGCGCATAGCGGACAACTCCTTGCGGAGGTCGGTCAGTTCCTTGCGGAGTTCGGCGTCCGGGCCAGCGACGGAAGCGGCGACCGGGGTCGGCTCCTCGGCGACGGCCTCCTCGACGACGGTCTCCTCGGTCACATCGAGTTCCATCTCGGGATTCTCTCCTTCGTCAGTTTCGGCGTCGCTGTCAGCGGCGCTCTTGATGACCAGCCATCCCTCATGGAGATGCGCCGGGTGGTCGACACCGGAGGTTTCCCGGATGTCCAACTCGGCGAGTTTGGTGCTGACAGCCATCAGGCGGACACTCTACGGAATGTCGCTAGTGCCGCGTTGTAGGTCATCGCTTCGGGTCCGCGTAGCGGCGCAGGTTCTCGATCACGCGGAGCAACTCAGTCTCCTCCTCCTGCCCTCTTGCGACGACCCGCTGAAGATAGGAGACCGCGATCGCCGCGTCCCGTTTGGTCAATACTGATCTTCCCATCCTCGACTCCGATCTCGAACAGTTCCGTTACGTCAACGACCATCGCCTTCGGAACGTGAAGCACGCTGTCGATGAACCCTTCTTGTGACAGCGACTGAGCGATGGAAACGTGCCGCGGTTTCCTGCCTTCCTTCCGTTTGAGGAGCAGGCCGACGGTCACGATCTCGTACGGGTCGCGGTCGTGGGGGCCACGGATACTAGCCCACCCCGAGACGTCGGCGTGCGCGTCCAGCCATCGGACTACTGCGACTTTCATCAGTCGTAATCTTCTTCGAGGAAGCCGAGTCGACGAGCGAGTTCTTCAAGCGCCTCATTATCGGGTATGCGTTCCGTGATGAGCCGGTCGAGGTGGCCGTTAGCGGCACCGGAAATCTCCCAACCCATCAGCGCGGCGACGTCTGGATCGAGCACGAACGACATCACCTCATGCTCGCCGTCATCGTCTGTTGTGACGAACCGTAGGTAGCAGGCGTTGCCGACGCCGTCCTCGGTGACGACGGTCATCATGTCTACGGCGTAAGCCTGAACGGGGATCGCTTCTTGGAGGTCGACCCAGCGATCACTCATCCGGGGGAGCGTAGTCCGTCCCCCGCCAGCGGGCATGTCCCTCCCTGATCGGGACGAGTTCGA